CACGCATGCCGTCGGCAAGGTTGCGAACCATAACTTCAACTTGGCCCGCAGCGGCCTGCACAGTGGCCTGCACAGCGGCTTTTGTGGTTGACTGCATTGCATCTGGGTCTAAGCCCATTGATGACCGTGACACACCTGTCTTGCTCTCTACGAGGCCATCTAGGTAGGTTAGCGCGCCAAGTGTCTGACCGGCAGTAAATGGCACAGTTAATTCTTGGACTGAGCCGGGAGCGCGCATGCGTACAATTGCGCCAATTTCGTTGTTTAACACGTCGTCAATGTTGACTGCGCCTTCAACGATGCCGAGACGTGGGTTATTTGTCATAGCCACGTTATCAAGGATTGAGCGCAGCACGGAGGTTGCAGCGTCTTGGTCGTCTATAACAATCTCGGCCAACGACCGGCCATAGAATGTGTGCGGCTCTGGATCAATTTCAAACTTGGCAAACGGTATCTCGTCGCATGGATCAAAATCCAGCATTTCGTACTTTGTGCCACCGCATGTGATTTTATGCAGGATTGGGATTCCAGTGCCGTCAACGTCAATCCGCATGTAAGCCTCAGTCACGGAAACATTCTTCATCGACGGGTCTTGCTCGTCCTCATCAGAAGCATCCGCGTCGTAGCCTCGGCGCTCCAGCACTTCGGCGTCTGTCATGTCAGAGCCGCCGTCAAAGCTATCTAAATTTAAAACTACGTCTGAGTCGTACCCCATTGCGATTAAATCGCCAGCGCGCATGTCAGTTCTGTGCGCAACTATGTACGCATCGGCCATTGACCTTGCGTCACGATCTATGAAAAACTCTTCCGGTGGGACACTTTCAATACACAGTTCTCCACGCTCTTTCTGGCGGCTTAGCTTTACACTGTGCGTTGGCATTTCTATTTCCACGCCCATTTGATCCATTTCAATGGATATCTCGGCGGTGTGTTCAATTACGGTGACGTTATCATCGTCAATCAGATATGTGTATTCATCGTCAGACAAGTCAGAGTAAGTGTAAATCTCTGCCTCTGGATAAGTCATCCAATATGCTTTTACGATGCCTTGCTTTTTGACCAGCGCATCTTGGAACGCGTCGTTCATAACCCGGTAGCCATTTAGCCGGGTAAACTCATGGTGCATAAACTCAGTGGCTTGTTCAGCCATTGCCACGTCTTCTGGCCCAGTTGGAACAAATTCAACGGGTTTCGAGGTGCTAAGAAAAATCCGCATTAGGCTTGGCTTAACCGCACGTACGGTATCACGCACCTTTGTGGCTACAACCTTGCTTCGGCCATCCTCATAACCAAGGTCGCAATCTCCGTCATAATAGCGTTGAGCCTTGATTCGGTCTTGGCTGATCTCGCTCTCGACAAAGTCTACCGCGTTGGAGATTGCGTCCTGCACAATGCTCTCAACTTCGATGCGTGATTTTGGTTTAAGTTCCATATGCCGTTGTCCTTTATTCCGCTTGTCAATCTTATTGCGGGCGATATTGTTGCTGGATGGCTTCCGGCAATACTACTGGAGCCGCACGTTGTCCGCCAGCCTGCGCTGCTCCAGCAATCCGCTCAATGGCCGATTGCAACACTGCCAATCCGCTTTCGTCTTTTAGAGCGTTGCGCACAAGGTCTGCATTTTCAGAGATCAAAACTTGGACGACACGTTGGCGTTCAGCATCGGAAAGTTGAGGCGCTGCCCTGCTTGCCACCTTACTTAGTAGGCGCATCAAGTTTATCGGGTTTGGAGACATCAAGGTTTCGGCGACTTCCCCCGCGCCAATATCCATGCCTTGTCTCGCCATCTGAGACTTCGTTATCGCTGTGTCTGACCCGCCTAGCACAGTAGTAGCCGCTGCTTGGGAGCCAGCGGCTCGCTCAACTCGGGCCATGATGCCGGGGAGCTGGTCCTCTGGCATAACAATTGATAAAATTCGGTTTTCCTTGCGAGCCGGATCAGCCAAAGCTCCCATCATGCTTTTGCGCGAACCCATGCTCATTTTGTTGCGGAATGCCTGCATGACGCCAGCACGGTAAGCACTTAATACCTCTGGGCCAGCTTGAGATATTTTTGCAAACTCAACCTCAATGGCATCTGGGCTTTTTGACAAAGCCTTTTGGCCGTCTCCGAATGCTTCCCTAGCTGTACGGACCACACTGGCCTGCGCCCTTGTAGCGGCAAGCGCCGGTGATGCAACATCAAGGGAAGTGCGCAAACCGCTCTCAACGTCGGAAATAGCCTCGCCAGCCACGCCCTGCTTGGCTGTGTATCTGGCGGTAGCGGCACCCTTTAAAGAACGTCGGATTGCTTCCGCTTCTTGCATTGTTGGCGTTCTGCTAAACGAAACTGCGCCAGTTTCGTCAACAGAGAAAAATGGTTTTTGACCAGTGCTGGCCAGCAAAGCCTCTTCGACTTCTTTTGCGGCAGATGGAACCCTGCGCAAAGCCTCCGCAAGATCGTCCAAAACTTCAACAGGCGCTGCTTGCGTTTTAAAAGGCTCATAAGACGCCCTTTCCAAAGCCCTCGCCTCAACGTCAGACGCCTGCATGCCGCGCAAGATGTTTGGGTCATCAACATTTGATAAATATCGCTGGATTTCAGACATAGCCTCTTGCCGAGTTTGCTCTGGTCTAGTGCTGAAAGTCTGCTTTAATTGGGTGGCCGCTGGGCCTCCAGAAGCACGAAAGCCGCGAACAGCGTCAAGCAGTGTTTTGTTTTCGGCCATAATGCGGCCAGAAGCTACGCCCTCAACTATCTCATCAATAGTCATTCCGCTTTCTGAAGCCAAACGCTGCAATTCTGTCTCAACAATTTTTGCGCCCCTGCCGCCTAGCTTTCTGCGGGCAAAGTCAACGACGCCGACTGCCATGCGCTTCAATGGCTCAGTAGCAGCGTATGCGCCGCCGCCTAGGATGGCACCCGCTGGCGCACCGATTAGGCCGCCGATTGCTCTGTCTTCTAGGTTTTCACCCTTGCCAACCCCGGTTAAAGCGCCTTGGGCCGCGCCGACCGTTGCCGCGCCCAGCATGCTTTTTGGCGCAGCAATTCCGGCAACTTTTGCAATGGTTGGAAACTTCGAAGCAATCCTAGCCGCCGTACCCACACCAGCCCCCCCACCAGTAAACAGTGAGCCAATCAAGGCGGGCAAAGCAGCCCCCCCAATTTCAACGCCAAGCGCCTCCATCGGTCGGTCAGATTGGTATTCTGCAACGGCGTCACGCACTTCCTTAACCAGCTCAGAGTATTCACGGCCACCAAGGCTGCGAATGCCAGCCTCAATTTCGTCAGCAAAACCAAACGTCAAACCTTGGGCAAATGTCCTTCCGCGCTGGGTTGGAGCCTCTGAGGCAGCAGCAGCGTATTTTGAAAAGTCAGCCATTATTCAAACGCTCCCGTTTCCATGAATTTCTTTTTTTCTTCTGTTGAGCGAGCATTCCAAATGGCCTGCCAAGCCGGTTGGGTCAAAGGCTGACCGTCAGCAGTCGCCCCCGCTGGCATTGGCGGTGGTGGCATTGCTGCAAACTCTGGTGCAACTCCCGGCATGTCACCGGTGTATCCAAACTGCGGCAGCACCATCTCTGGGTCAAATCCCCTGCTTGTAGCTATATTCCCGTAAGTCTTGTAAAGCGGAAGAACTAGACTTTCTTGTGACTTGTAAAGCCTGTTTGCCCGGTCCAAGAAGTCAGCTCTTTGGCCTACATCAAGCCTAGTTCCGTCAACAACACTATTGAATAGGCTGCGAACTCTGGCGTCAACGCCGCCAGCGTTCTGGGCTGTAGCAAACTCTCCCTCACGCACAGTTGACCCGGGGTCAAGCACCTTCATAAAGTTAAAGATTAATGACAAATCACCAGCGGCGCTTGGGTCTTTTGCGGATGCAACGATTCGAGAATACGCTTCGGTGACGCCAGCAAAACTTTTAATTCTAGGAAGACTTGTAAACTCTTTGCGAAACGACTGTGCGTCTTTAAAGTCACCGCCGACCACGTCTGGCTTTGCTGAAAGCAACTGCCCGGCCGCCTCAGTCGGAGAAATCATGCCGCGTTCAACCATGTCGGCCAAGTCTTCGCGCCCTCTGGTCCGAAGCATTTCTATAGTTTTATTCTTGTTCCCGCCAGCAACCCGCTGTGCGCCCTGCTGGCGAATAACATCACCACCGCCGCGTAATGTTGGCAGAATTAGCGGGTCAAGTGCAGCCGCAAAACTTTGATAACCTGTCAGCCCGGTGTCCGGATTAACGGCCATTGCCTTGTCTTTCAGCGTTGATAGTAAGCCACCAAGCCCACCCTGTTGCGGGCGTTGTGCTTGCTGCGCTGCTTGAGGGTTTAAAATTTCGCCCATCAAAGGAGCTTGGATAGGATTGATCATGGTTGAGCTTCCTCGGTTTGTATTTAGCAATCCACCGCCAGCAGTGGTCGCTGGCAATGATGTTATGTCGCTGATGTTAACGCCAGCAAAGTCGGCCAAATCGTTCAACCTGCTGCCACGCCACTGAGCTACGCCGTATGATCCTTTGCCGCCAGCGAGAGTGTTGCGTGCGTCTGGGTTCATGTCCTCGTAGCTTTCAGCCATCATCCTGCCAGTGACCCCAGATGCTTGCTGTGGAGTTAAACCCTTGTCTATTAAATAGTCGTAAGAAAACTTTGCGTTTGGCGAGATTAGAGCCTCGTTTGAGGTGCCTTCGGCCATCGCCGCGTAAACGCTATTAGCGTAATCTCTAGCCTTAGCATCGCCAGCGCCACCGGAGCGCTCATAGTATTTATCCCACTGGGTCGCATAGTCAGCAGGAGAGGTTGCCCCGGAAGTTAAAAACTTACCGAAACCGCCTTGCTCCTTGCCTTGGACTTCATTCCAAAGAAAGTCCAATTGCTTTGCTAGTGGGATAAAACCCTTTGGCATCACTTAAACCCCATTACTTCGGCATCATGCCTGCGCCGAGTTGCAGATAATTAAACAAGCCAGGCTGAATAGTGTTTGTTGTAGTTTGCGGTGCTGGCGTAACGCCAAGTGCAGCCAACGGTGCTTGCAGAGCAGTCGTCGGCGCGCCGGTGTAGCCAGCGTACTGTTGACGTGCAGCGTCGATAAGAGCTTGCTGAATGCCTTGCTGCAACAAGCCTTGCTGCATCTGTTGCTGCTGGATTGCTTGACCTGTGCCAAATGCCTGCTGACCTAGTTGGCCAAGTTGAGATGCAGCGCTAAGGCGTGTGCTTGCGGCGGATTGCTGTGCAGCCAAGTTTTGAGCCTGCGCAGATGCACGCTGCTGGGCCGCGTACTGCTGGGCCGCTGTTTGAGCGCCAACGTCCTGACCCGCAAGGCCAAGTGCTGTTTGATAGCCTTGTTGGCGCAGGCTAGTCGTAAGGTCCGCTGCTTGCTGGCCGTAAGCCTTGCGAGTTTCAGCCTCAGCAATGCCTTGCCGTGATCCGCCAAATGCCCTAGCTGCTTCAGCCTGCGCGCCAAGCTGGTTTAGAGCTTTCTCTTGTGCGCCACCAAGGTCAGAAAGAGATTGCTGGATTACTTGGGTTTCATATGGGTTTGTGTATGGCGACAAGTCAGTGCCAGCAATCTGCGATGGCTGATACGTTTGCGCGCCAATGCCTTGAGGTGTAAATCCCAAGCCTTGCTGTGTCGCGCCCATAGCTTGCTGCAATGCGCCAGCGGATGCTTGGTTCACATTAAACTGTCCTTGCGCCGCCATTGGTGCGTATTGAGGTTGCTGCGCTGGAACAGGCATCGGTGTGGGCATCGGAGCAGGTTGAGCGCCGCCGACGCCACCTTTGAACCCGGAAGGCTGTTGCGTTGGAACAGGCATCGGCGTGGACGCCGGAAAAGCTTCGCCATATGGTTGGAGTGTGTTGTAGAGAGGATTTTCCGGGCCTACGAATCTACCTTCAGAGGTTGGACCACCCATGCTATTTGGCTCTGGTGGTAGATATCGTTGCCCGATTTCTCTGTCAGTAATGGCAGGTTCGTTACCTTGCGGTGCCATTGGGGCGCCACCTAGCAGTTGCATGCCTTTTGACCTTGGATCGCTAGGGTCATCTGCTGGAGGTCGATAGACTTGCGGAGGGCGATCATAGTCCGCGGGCAGCGGGTTCCCCGGCAGGAAACCACCAGCAGATGACCCTAGAGGCCCTAGGTCAAAAGGGTCATCTGCTGGAGGGTTGTAGATCTGCGCAGGGTAGATCTGCGCAGGGCGATTAAAGTCCGCGGGCGGCGGGTTCCCCGGCAGGAAACCACCAAAGCCAGAAAAACCTTCAGGTGGAATAAATGGTGCGCCACCGCTAGGTGCCATTGGTGCGGCGGCTTGAGGTGCCATTGCAGCGGAGAAGGCTGTCGGTGACAACTGGCGGGCCATACTCTCAGCCTCGACGCCTTGATATATACGTTCGCCCGCGCTGTTTGTCTTCCCAGCATTAAACTGTGCAATTCTGTTATTGACTGCTGCGCCTGCCATTTTATAATTCCTTCTGTGCGTTGCGCTTTAAGAAAGTTGCGCCGACCGCATATGAGAAAGGTTCACCCATCGCCATAATGATCTTTCCAAACTTATTGCCGCTGTATTTCTTAGGTTTCATAACGTGGGCCATCTCTTCCGCCCAAGCCCAAACAATTGGCCAAAGTGCTGCACGAACAGCCTTCGCTGCCAATCCTTCAGTTTTGATAAATCGTGCAATCGGTGCCGCCCACAAGCGATAACCGTTGACCATGACTGGGTGCTGCCTAAAGCGCTTAATGCCATAGCGCGTATCCAGTGACCAAATGTCGGCTGGAAGATAACCCATGCTTGCGTATGCCGTGCAGAGAACCGAAGCGCCGTCGTCGCCCGTATCAGCGCCGCCAGCGGCGTCACCGCGGGAAATTGGTCTAGGTGATGTTATGGGTGCCGCTGGCACAGTTAGGGCGGCAAGGGCTTTCGTTTGGTCTCTGTCGTTGCCGGATTTAACTGCGGGTCTAATGTATCCGCCAGTGGTTGGTTGGTAAACCATGCCAGCAGGCGCTGCGTCAATCATTTCGGCCACAGTCGGCGTTTCGACAGGATTATTCATGCCGCCGACATTATATGAGTCGTCAAGGAAAATGCGGCCAGCCAGAGTGTTCCTTGCCATGCCCGTTCCGGCTTCGGTTAAATCGTTAAATAACTGCGTGCCAAAGCCAGCCGTCTCTTCTCCGGGGATGAAGGAACTGGCTTGCTGATCTCCATAAGGCATAAAGTTACCAATTCCGCCGGATGCATCAACGACGGCGGGTGTTATCCCGAACCCAGTTGACTGGCCATACGGGTTGTTTTCTGCCTGCTGGGCTTGATAGGCCATAACTTCTTGGAAAGCTCGGTTATAATTTGGGTTCGTCGGGTCTGTTGCCAGAATTTGCTGGGCATTTTTAATGTTTTGTGGTGTTTCTGCAAATATTTCTGGGTTTGGTTGTGCTGCTAGATTAGGATTAGCCGCCCCCATGGTTGGGCTGTAGGAATTTATCCCAGCAATGTTTAATTCATTTTGACGATCTTGACGCTCAGCGCCCGCCATTGTTCCATAACGTGTATAATCAATCGGAGCGAAGTTGCCAGCAGTAGTGCCGCCGGAGTATGGATCAATGAAGAAACTATCAATGTAAGCCTTTTGGCCGGGGCGTCTTGCGCCAAGCTCAGCCAATGACTGCTCGTACATCGGTGCGGAGGAATAACCTTGCACGCCGCCTGCGTATTGTGTTGCTGGACCCATTCCGCCCATAATGTCTTGCTGCGAAGATGGGGCTGCCATGCCGTAAGCGCCAGCCAAATCAGCCGTGTTTTGAAAGCCAGCCTGCTGCATGGGCGTGAACGCTGCAACGTCAGGGCCGTAATATGGCGTGTAGCCAATTTGCGAAATGCGCTCAGCTTTATTTAAATTACGCTGCGCCGCTGCTTCAATGTATTCTGGGATCGAAACTTCTGAAGTTGTTGACCCACCTTTGCCGCCTGACATTATGCAAACTCCTTGACGTACGAGACATGCTGATTGTGCCAGCCATGGCTCTCTAATGATTTTTTCCAACCGGGACGGCCAGACATTGACAAGGCATTGCAACCTTGCGCTTTAGCCCACTCTATTACATCTTCGTGCATATCCAAAATTTGGTCCAATTCACCGCCGCCTAGAAACACGTTTAAAATCTTCTTTCTTGGATATACCACGATTTCAGTAACAATACACCCCTTGGGCGTTGGCCACAACTGCATCGTGCCTTTGTATATTCCTTCAGCTACGTCAATGAAGTCGTGAGTGCCGCCGCTGTAGCTTAAAGCCGCCTCGATCCAAGACTTGCAGCGCTCTAGTTCCTTATCTATCACCAGCTGCCTCCGGTGATTGCTGCGCGCTTCCATATGTGTGAAGAGGCATCAAAGGTCGCCGTGCAAACATAAATATACGAAGCGTCCCAACTAATAAGCCCAGCTTTGTCACCAGCTACGCCAACGCTTGAAGCGGGGGCCGTGTTTTTTAATACAATTTCTTTAAACGCTCCTGACCTACTAACAGCCGGATACAGATTTTGCCTGTCCCACATGATCGTGCCGTCGTCAGCCGCGTTTTCGCTGCCAGTTTGCTGAACCAAAGCAGAGCGAGTTTGCGACAGGTACGACATCATGCGCCTGCCCCAAGTTTGCCAATCCTTATCCCTTGGCTCTGGCGGCCTATTCTGCTGGGTCATCTACGCCCACCGTCAACAACGTCAACGCGGTTTATACCAACGCGCCAGTCGGAAAACCGTTGACCCTCAATTCGCATGCGAACCTGACGCCCTGTAAACCTTACAGATGTCGGATTGCTCATGGAATACGGCCCGTATTCACGCTCAGTACCGTTGGGGTAAAAGCGCGTCTTAAAGACGGCGTTAACGTCACCTTGCGACTTTTCGTCAGGAATCATTTGCGTAACGCTCATTACCTTGTCGCCAGCGCCGATGCGGAACGGCCCAGTTTCGGCAAACGGCGTTAGAGTTCCGTAGTCAAAGCCAATCTCATGTTCGTAGATTTTGTAATCATCAGGATCAACCATCATAGGTTGCCGGAACGCTCCACGATCGAAACCAGTGGTTCTAGAAAGCTCACCAATATACCACGTATCTTCCGTGTAATTATATGTCACATATCGGTTATTTTCGGTTGAGGAGGAGCTAGGATAAAACCAAGTTACTTCACCAAACATTGAGTTTGGCATGGCAAAAGTTTTACTAATTTGGCCGCGATTAATGTCATTAAACACATAATCAGAAACTTCGCACGGCAACTCTTGAACTGCGCCGCCAGTGTACGCGTAAAACGAATTGACGCCCATCCAGAACGCGCCACGGTCAACCACGGCAACGGCTTGCTTTGCAGCCAATCCGCATGAAGTGCCGACGCGCTCAATGCCATAAACATAGGGTGGGCCAATGTAGTTTGCGGCATGGGCGTCTCGTGATGTTAAAAGCAAAGTCTGGCCCGATACGCTCACGCCCTTCATCAATATGCCGGACGTGTTCAACTCAAGATCACCAGCTTCGTTTGTTGCTGCTGGCGTCCATAGATTATTGTTCTCTCGGTCTGACCACTGCACCTTTCGCGGATTGCCGCCAGCGCCAAGCGCAAACAAAAATCGCTCTTCAGTTACAATGCAGCCCGAATTGCTGGTTGGTGCGTTTGATAGCACGGCGGCCACAACGCCGGTGTTGAGCTGCCACTGGTAAATCTTGCCGTCGTCTTCGTTGCAAGCCAGCATATATTCGCCCCATGGCTCCAAATCCCAACTTGTAGCTGGCTGAATGCGAACCGTGTCTGGCCGAGCAACGCCGTAGGCATACGACCCGTAAGTCCCACCGCCAAAGCCTGTGAAAGATATAGCGTCCTGGCGGCCCGCTGTTAAGCCAGCCGGAGTAATGTCAAATCGACCGCCAGCCGCGTTGTAAATGTATAGTTTATTGTACGAACCTACACCAATCCAGCGGTCACTGCTGTTGTCGGTCCAAGTTAGCATGCCACGAAGGGCCGCCGCAGACGCCGTGTCTGACCTTGTACGCCATCCGCCGACTGGACGCATAACGCCGTCATGCCAGCGAATTAAGCTGGCATCGTGCCACCGGCCCATGCTTTGAAGGTCAGTTCCGTTGCGATAAACGCCAGCCGGAATGTTAAGATCAATCAGCGCCATTTAAGCCTCGCTCGTTTTATCGCGTTGCGCCAACATAACACATTAAATCAAATAAGCAAAAGGGCGGCGGTGGCCACCCTGATGCTGTTTTAAATTATGCAGCAATAAAGTTAGTAGCTGCTGTGATAGCCGCAGTGATAGGAGCCATGTCTTCGCCGCCCCAATCGTCCAAGGTTTTCATGTGAGTAATGTAGCCACTGCTACGACCAACACGTTCTTTCTTTTCGTCTGTAGTCATGTCGTTACAGAAATCATTGTCATCATCAATGACGTTAGTGATAACGCTTACGCTGCCCAGCATTGCTGAGTAGTCTTGTGCGATTTGTTCTGCGTCTCGTGCCATTCTCTTTATCCTTGTAGTTGTGCAATATTAACATTGCCTGAAATTGATATTCTTTCTCCGTCATTCTCATAGAACGGAAAGACCTGATGTAGCATCTGCGAGGGGAACATAACCATGTAACCTTCCGCTTCTTTCTCCATGTTATACGCAAAGGTGGACACCTTGCCCAATGTATTAGTGTAGCTGAATGCAAAGTTAGATATGTGGTTATCTGCATTTGACTCA